CCGAGTTTTCCGCGGGAACGGGTCTTTCCTATGCTGATGGTGTTTATAGTTTGAATGCCAACACTGACCAGGTGAGTGAGGGAAGCTCCAATCTCTATTTTTCTGATGCTCGAGCTCGCGCTTCATTGAGTGCAGGAACAGGAATTTCTTATACATCAGGAACTGGTGCCATAGCAATTAATTTAGCAGGTGGAACAGGAATAAACATTTCTGGAAACACTATTGCATTTAATGGAACATCTGATGTTGTATCAGAGGGTTCATCAAATCTGTATTTTACCAATGCTCGAGCTCGTACAGCTATGGGAGTAGCTACTGTAGGAGGTGGAGATTCACAAATCCTAAGTTATAACAGTTCAACTGGTGAATACACACTCCCACAAAGCACACTAAGAAGTCAATTCAGCGCAGGAACAGCACTTGGATATAGTAATGGTCAATTTTCGTTTACTGGTTCTACAAGTGATGTTTCTGAGGGTAGCAATCAATATTTTACACAGTCCCGAGCTCGAGCAGCGTTAAGTGTCGCTAGTGTTTCCAGTCCTGAAATCCAACTATTGACATACAACAATGGAACAGGTGCATTTAGTGTCCCATTGAGCGGTGTATTTTCCGAGTTTTCCGCGGGAACGGGTCTTTCCTATGCTGATGGTGTTTATAGTTTGAATGCCACAACATCAAATGTTTCTGAGGGGGCCAACCTTTATTATACAGATGCTCGAGTTCGCGCTGCTATTTCCGCGGGTTCCCAAGCTGATGAACTAATCAATTACAACTCTTCAAACGGGTCTTTCTCTCTTCGAGAATCTCAGCTCCGTTATGAAAATCAAGTTACACTGTCCGCGGGAGTGGGAACACAAATCACCCATAACCTGGGAAAGAAATTGGTTCAATTCGTAGCAATGGACAGCGCTGGAAATATGATTCAGTTGGATGTTGTTTTTAACTCTACAACACAATTAACAGTTACATCCCAGGTTGGAATAACAGTAGATTTGGCTGTCTCAATATAATAAAAAGTTCTTCTCGTGTTGGGTCCATGATATCCAGTATCATGGACCCTTTTAATTTTGGTGATATATGGATACGATTATAATAGCGGGTATTATTGGATTGGTTTTGGGCATAGGTGGAACCATTGGAGTTCAACAGGCCACGAAACCCAAAGAAGAACCACCCCCCATTGTTATAGCGGACCCTGTCGCCAAAGAGTTGGGAAAACTGGATTTGGTGGAACCAATATGTCATCCCGAATTCGTTTCCACAAATGGGGATGGATTATGTAAGCTGTTATGGTGTATGACCCAAACGAACAGCGCGACGGGAGAAATATCAGGTCAAATGTGCGATAACATTTCCAATGTTGAAAATAAAAAATCAATTTTGGAATATTGTTCGCAATACCAAGACCAAGATAGAGACAAATGCATCGATGTATTTTTCCGTCGGGGTTCATAGTTATACACAAGTTATACACAGGTTATACACAGCCTATGAATAACCTATGAAAAAAGTTATACACAGGTTATACACAGCTTATGAATAACTTGTGTATAAGTAATTTTTGATATATAATAAAAATTGAATCTGGATAGGGTAGCACCCGAAAAAGCGAAGAATCCGACAACGATAAAAAACCTTATTTGGAGAATAAAATGGCAGTTATAGATTATGCTGTATTAGATACCGATGGTATCAGAATGGACCTTATGATAGAAGCGGAAGTAAGAAGTCTTCTGCATGATGGGGCATCAATTCGCAATAGTGGCGCGTTGCTTTTTGCTGGGGATGTTGCAGGTATTGGTAGTGATACCATGGCACTAAGATACAGTTCATTAGATGGATTTACGGAAATGGCAGCTGTTGGTGATGGTTCTGAGATAGCAAATAGTGACCTTACAAATGCTACAGCCAATATAACTGTAGCAAGACAGGGTCTTCGCTATGACCTAACAGATTTGGCTTCCCTTAGTGGTTTGGGTCAAGATATTGATGTTTTCCGCTTGGCTGAATCCATGCGTGGAGCATTTGAAATGCGGTTTATGACCCTTCTTTGTGCGACATTTTCAGGTATTACCGCCCAAGCTGGAACCAGCGGAGTAGATTTGTCAGTTGATGATTTTATGGATGCTATATATCAGCTCGAAATTAGTAATAATCCCAATGATTTACATGCTATTTTGTCAAATCGTCAGGTAGCCGATTTACAGGCATCCATAAGGAACGAAACAGGGAATGCAATAGCGTTTAACCCTGCCCATTCTGAACTGTTGAAAATGGTTGGTCAAGGTTTTGTCGGTTCTTTTATGGGTGTAGATATCCATAAAAGTTCTAAATGTGCTACTAGTGGTTCTGATGTTATTGGGGCTATGTTTTCCCGTGGTGCGTTGGCTTATGCTATTGGAACCCCTCAACCCCAAGCTATTGGTGGAGTGATTAGACCCGCAGGAACACCAGTTATGGTCGAGCTGCAACGGGACGCTAGCCTATCTTTAACTGAGATAGTGGGTACAGCTTATACTGGGTGTGCCTTGGTAGAGGATGCCCGAGCTGTCGAGATTTTAAGTGATAACACTTAATGTATAATAATTTCTAGGGTGATTGGGGGCTGTAGTGGTTCCCAGCCCTCTGTCTTTGTTCCCCATGACGATGGGGAACCCCTATATAACCACAAAATGGAGAACCACAAAAATGACACAACCATGGACCGGAAACAAAGCGGGAGATGTTCAAGGACTGCCAATAGCCCCAAACACCCCATATTGGTTAATGCATCATCCAGAAACATGCTGGGAATTCATCGAATATAATAAACAATGGATGTTCCTTCCAACGTTCCGTAGATTATGGGAGCTGCCAGGATGTAACGGAGTTCGAATGCTTCCACGGGGTGGGGGATGTGATAGCCAATTAGCAAGAATAACCATGATGGACAATGGATTCCACATTTTGGATATGGAATTGGGATATCAACAGAGATATAAAACCCGTGGAGGTGGATGGTTTTATGTTGATATTTGGTCAAGTCCAAAAATTCTAGGAAAAAAGGTAATTTGGAAATTTGACAAAGAATCTTATAACAAATGGAGATTAGAATTATTGGACGAGGGTTTGATTTTACCGTTAGATGAAGATGTTTTATCAATGTTGATTGACACAAAAACCAAACGAGTAGAACGAAATGCAATGAGGACCCACATCCCAGCTATCAAAAAGAACTATGATTTTGATAAAAATATACTGTCCTTAATGAAACAATACAAAAATAATGGTTCCCCAATCTCCATCAAAGAAGAACCCAAAAAGAGGGTGAAAAAAAGTGTCTAGAGAAGCATTTGAAAGGATGACAAAACGAATTATCCAAACGAATAACGGAAACATAACAGAACAAAAAGCCCGAAAAATAGCGGGGAAAATAGCTGAACGTCATGACCGGAAACGGGATTCAAAATAGGAGGAATCGAAATGGCATCTTATAACGCAAAAGGACAATTTACCCTACCAAGACAATTAAGACTGAAAGACGGTGTGAACGTCGAAACATTGGCTGGGGCCAAAACATTGGATAGAGCATCTAGTATGATACAGGTTCTCAATCCCAATGGAGCAGAGCGAGTTATAAATCTTCCAGCTGTACATGATGGAATGGTTTTTTGGATTGCCAATTCTGGGGGGGGTGGTTTTGATTTGAAGGTTGTTAAACCTGACGCGGGTTTCTTTCTTGTCTCCAATGGTAAAGGGTTTATGGTAGCGTCCGATTCATCGAACTGGCATCAAGTCATAAACGCATAATACAATGTCTCTCAGCACATTCTATGCTCCAAGAATCCGCATTCCCTCAATGATTCAAAGAGGGAAAACACAAACTGTTTCTCTATCCATTTATCGAGACAATGCCAAAGTAACCCCAACAGCATGTACATATCAATTGTTGGATGAAGATGGGACAGATATCATTTCCACATCTGTGGGGACGATATCATCTGGGGATTGTCAATTTACTATCAGCTCTTCGATAGTACCCAATTCCATGACATTGTCAGATGGTTTGTATGAAATTTGGGAAGTCACAATTGAAGGAATAGACTACACGTTCCAACGTCCGGCATATTTGTGTCGACGTCCATTGTATCCAGTGGTATCCCAAATCGATTTGGAGTCCTGTTATAGTGACCTGTCCAATTTACTCCCTGCCAGTTACACCAATGGATATCAAACATGGATAGATGAAGCTTGGGTCCGTATAGTTGAACGTTTGCGACAACAGGGAAACCTACCATATTTAATAACGGACCCCCAAACATTAAGGGGTGTACATTTAGAACTGGCTTTGGCGTTGATTTGGCGAAATATGCATAGTGCAATTGGAACAGCTTCGGGATATCTCGATTTGTACCAAACCCACATTAAATCGTATGAATACCAATGGAAACAACTATCATTTAGATATGATATGGACGAAGATGGGATGCCAGATAACCACAAAGAAAGAAAAGCGGCCCAACCCATAATATCCACATCCAACCCCCCACGGTTTGGTTTTTTTAATACATGGTATCGGAGATTTTAAATGTCTGCTATCAAACTATCTGTGATTCGTTCAAGATTGAAAACAGCAATTGAGAATATAAGCGGTGGGGGATTGAAAGAATCCCCATTACCTTTCCAGGCGTTTGGGAGAACACCCAATGCCATTGGTCACAAATCGTTTTCCATTGGCATACTGAGCTCAAATAGTACGGACGACAGGCAAAAAGCCAACATTGGCACATTGACCCAAACAGACATCCAAATCCAAATGTCATTTAGACTAAAACCATTGGCCCAAAATGAAGATGTGGACAATGCCATGGATTTGGAGAATGCTATAATCATAGCGGTATGCAATCGAACAGATACCAATCTTTATCAGAATCTACATTTTAAATTTGTTTCGTGTTCCCGGGTTCTTGTGGACAGTGGAGAATACATTTTATCATCTATCAATTTTGAATCATTACACTATTTACCATTACAATAAGGAGTTATCATGGCTGAAAGTACTGTAGTAGGGGTTCCACGGGATGGAACCATTGTTTTAACCAATGGGGATGCGGCATCTTATACTGTCGCTTTTGAAAATGGAGATTTTTCCTATAGTGAAGACCGTGCGGAAAGAGTGGTAATTTATGATAGGGGCTCTGTAGTGGGCCTTAGAACTGCAAATGATGCTATCCCATCATTCTCTTTCACTGTCCATTTCCGTGAATTCATGAACGCAGCGGATGCCACAATTATGGATTTTGTATACAAAACAAATAATCAAAGTGGAGCGACTTCCACAGGTGGAACAGGTTTTGAACCTTTCTTGGTAGATGTAGAATTTAGGGCTGATATGTCTGGATTGAGTGGTTCCAATACCAAAGTGACCATGACCAAATGTTTACTAACTGCTTCTTTTTCCGAAGGTTCCCCAGATTCTATTTCCCTGAGTGGGGAAGTATACGGAACCATAACAAGAGCAGCAGGATAGAAAATGAAATGTCAATTGGGAACCACCGATTATGAATTTGATATCCCATCCTCATTTTGTGGGGTTTGGGATGTTTTCTATATGATATCAACCAACCCCAACAGAGCTCAGCTGGGTAGACTATTTGCTGCTATTATTGGACTGACAATTCAGGGGGCGAGATGTCCAAAATATAGCTTAGCAGATGCGGACCCTATCCAATATGGGGGAAAAATGCAAGAATGGTTGCAAGCGAAGAATATATCTCCAGTGGAAGTTCTTACCGTGGGCTCTAAAGTGTTTTCGTTTCTATCGGAACATTTAGCCACAAAGGAGGAAGTAGAACAAGCAGGAAATTTTTAATATCCCCAGCTGGGGGAATAGTTAGAACTGGATTCACTATTTCACGGTTTTGGGGTAGGGACCCAGATTGGTTTTTTAGACAGCCCAAACAACTCCAAGCTGAATTAATAGCGGACTACAATTTTAACCAATCCAAAAAGGAACACATAGACAAGCGGAAAAAAAGATATAATCTTCAAAAAATCAAGACAGCCCAATCTCGATACATGAGGAGGGGAACAGATGGCGAAAAGACTTAGATATGGAAAAGGTAAAGCATCCATAGAAATAGACGGGGCTTTAAAAGAGATGTTGGAAAAAGCATTAAGGGAAGTAGCCCCGATGACCATGGCCATTATAGAATCCGAGCTCGAAGAAAGAGTGGAACATGCAAAAAAAAATTGGATTGTTCGGGGGAATAGGCCTATCCAAAACAGGGATGGGTCATTTCGTACTGTTAGACAAAAATCTCTTCGTAGCATTGACAAATTCACCCAAGGAATTCGTATTGTCCAAGGTGGAAGAGCTATAGAAGGTTTCTTTAGAAATCAGGCCCCCTATGCATTCGCTATTAAGGTAGCCGATTATTCAAAAAAAGAAGATGGTTCCAAACCTTCCACCCCAGTGGGGGCGAGATTAGCCGAAGAAACGATGTGGAAACCATCCCGCGCGGGAGTCCCCAAGCTGATTAAAAAGCTAACGGATGCCTATATCAAAGAACAGAAAAAGGTGAAATGATGAGTGATATTAACCGTACTATCCAAATCAAGTATGAAGCGGAAGTTCAGAATCTTGTTAAGGGTCTCACCAAGGTGGGCAATGTCTCAGAAAAGGAAGCCCAGAAAATCATTAATTCCCTAGAAAAGGCCTATAGAAAAGCAGAAAAGGACGCAGCTAAAGCCGCGGAAAAGCAACGGAAAGAGCTCGAAAAGGTATCGAGACAAGCAAACAAAACTGGAAAAGCATTAAGTAAGTCCATGAAAGGGGCTGCTGTTGGGTTTGCTGTGGCTGGGGCTGCTGTTTTAAGCTTTCAACAAAATATAGCGGACCTATCCAACCAACTAGTTGATGCCAGTGCTAAAACTGGAATTGCTGTTGATACCCTAGCGGGTTTAAGATTGGCTGCTGAAGGAAGCGGATTAAGCTTTGAAAATCTGGAAGCTGGTTTAATCAAACTTCCTAGCCTTATGACAGATGCCGCTAATGGGTCTAAAAAAGCGAAAAGTGCATTTGATAATTTGGGGGTATCGGTACAAAAAACAGATGGGACATTACGTTCCAGTGATGATGTTTTGAAAGACATCTTTCATTCCCTCCAGAACATTGAGAGTGCCGAAGAAAAAGCAGCGGCAGCAGCGGATTTGTTCGGACAGCGCGCGGGTCCTGCTTTTATCCAATCTGGAGCAATAGACAATTTAGATGCTTTCATGGAGTTGGCAAACGAATTCGGGGTTTCTACAGGACCAGAAATGCGTAAACAAATGGCGGACTTCCAAAGAATATCTAGTTCTGCTTTGACAGTAGTACAAGGGGAGTTTTCCAAATTGATGGAAACCGCCTTTGGTCCTGGGGGAATGAATGAAGGACTCATCCAAGCCACGGAATTAATGATAGCACTTCGATTTGTAGCCCAAAAACAAATTGAAATAATGATGAGTGGTTTCACATTTTTGAGTGGTACCATAACAAATTTCTTTGACGCCTTAACAGGTGGGGACGCGGACAAAGCTTTAGCCAAGAATGCAGAAAACTTTAAAGACCTTACATCTAAATTTGGCGATATTGGAGACATGTTTACCCAAATAAACGAACGCCAAACCAAATTTAGAGAGTCATTAAAAAAGACCTTAGAAACCCCAATAAACCAAACCCCAACAGTAACCACACCAATGGATGGGGATGCGGAAAAGGAAGCCCTTAAAATAGATAAGGAACGTCTTACTTTGGAAAAATTCGCTTTGTCCTTGGCTAAAGAAACCAAGAAAGAAGAAATTGCCTTGATGAATCTACAGGCCAAACGTTTGGAGGGTGAAGAAAGAGAACTGGCCTTACTGGATTCTCAACTCGCATTAATTGAACTACAAAAAACTCAATTTATCCAACGAACAAATGATGTCATATTTGGTTTGGAATCCGTAGAGGGTAAAGAAATAGAGCTCAATAAGATTCATGAAGAACAACAAAAAAGATTAATACAATTCGAAAAAGAAAAAGAAGCTATCACCCTGGAAAGAATAGACAATATTCATGCTATCGAACAGGAAGCCAGAGAAGAAAAAAAGAAAAAAGAGCAAAAAGCCAGAGAACAAGAAGAAGCGGACCACAAAAAGAAAATGGACAACATCAAAGAACAGATGGATGCGTTCGCTATGGTTTCCGGTGAATTTGTAAATCTTGGGGAACTATCGGTCCAACTCTTTGAACGATTTGGTGAACAAAACAAAAAGAATGCTGAAATAGCGTTCAATGTTAGAAAGGGAATTGCTCTCAGTGAAATAGCAATAAATACTGCTATTGGTATAACCAGAGCATTGGCCTTAGAGGGTCCTATCGGAATAGTAACAGCGGGAGCAATAACAGCAGCGGGAGCAGCCCAGGCTGTTTTAGTAGCCAGTGAACAACCCAAATTCCACATGGGTGGATTGGTTGGTAGTAGTTCTTCATTGGCCCCAGATGAACGAAGGATAACAGCCCAAACAGGGGAGGCTGTTTTGTCTACAAATGCTGTTAGACAATTGGGAGGCCCCGAAGCAATCCAAGCCATAGAACGAGGACAAACCCCAAATCCCATTGTAGTGGTTACAAATCCATTTAAACATTATGATAGATTCATAAAAGGCCGGAAATTAATGGGATTGGACTCCCAAAACTCTGGACGTGGAGGATATTAAAATGGCAGATACAACTCCAGAATATTTGAGAGGGTTTCTAATTCCCATGGGTTTGGGGGCATCCAATATATGGACAGCCCAATCTAGTTTTTCCCAACAGGGAAACAAAACAGGAGATTCCCAACCCCAACAAAATACACCTATGAGGGTTATATCAACAGGTTCACAATCTGTTTCAGGTGATATATCTATAATAACAAGAGGTGCCGGTTCTTCAGATATAGGACGTTTCACATTCACCCAAAATAATGATTCCAACACTATTGAATATGGTAGAGATTCATTTAATACTATTTCTGGTTTTGAAATGTTGAATCAAGCCAGCGCGGTATCGGACCAATATTTTTTTCCAACAGCCCATGTAGATAGCGCGGATAGCATTTACATCTCCTATCATTTTGTGGACAATCCCGCGGGAACGAATAAAGCGGCATACACCAAAATTACACGCGATGGTACACAGTCTACTAATACTGTTTTTTCTACACCTACATTCGCTACAATTACCCAAAAATACCATCCCAACATGGTTACATTATCAGATGATTCATTGGTTTATTTTCACGTTATAGAGGATGGAGGAACAGCAAATATCAGAGCTCACCGAAGTGTTGATGCTGGTTCCACATGGAAAACTATATCAAGAGAGTGTTTAAAAACACCCATTCCTGTCGGGATAACATCAGGGATTGGAATCAACACATATCATATACAAAGAATACGTATAGCCCAATTAAATGGCGTTGTTCTAATGTTGATTGAGACTGTTATAAACAATACGACTATCACAAAAAGGAATCAACTTTTTCAATACGTATCTATTGACAATGGATGTAATTTCGAACGAATAACAACAGATGCCCAATTATCATCTGAGAGTTTCCATTCTATAACACTAGATGTACGTTTTGAGCGATTTGTTGTTTCCTATTGTGCGACCACAAACAATATTCATTACATGATTCTTCCAAACGGATATTCGAGCATTCATTTAATGAGACAAGCGGAGGAATATTCCGTCCCGACTACACAAACGGTTACAACAGGGACAAACGATTATATGGAGGATGGAGACATATCCATTTTGTCGGGTGAAGATGGAACCCAATATATTATTTATTATAATCAAAGTAGATTATTTTTTGCTATGAAAATCAGTTCAGCGGGTGTGACTTGGGAGGAACCCAACGGAAATGTTGGTATTGAGGATTACACTAATATATTTGGTACTGATGATTCATCTAGTAGGCTGGGAAACATATCCACAACAAAATGGTTGGGACGTGGAATTATTGTTTCCAATGTCGTTTCCTCATTTAGTAATTTGGGTCCCTCACTATGTATTACATTTTTGGGGGGTTACTCCAATGTCAATATTCCCAAATCGAGCTTTTCCAGTGGTTACACAGACTCAAATAGGGGATGCTATTTGGTTAATTATTTACCTGTAGACGAACCAAGCAACATAGCAGGATTAAACGTAGTAGGAACAGCTGACGATAGAATAACAAGTGGGATGCTTTCCATTGAATCCAGTACAACATATAATTCAAATCGATATTATCGATTTAACAACCCAACCCAGGGAATTGTTGTTTCTGATAACAACCTATATACTACATCGGGTGTTATAGCTCGAATATCCTATAAAGTGGTTTCTGGAGGGAGTGTCACATCTGGTTTCGATGAATCAGGAATATTTATATCAATAGACAATGGAACAACAGCAAACTATGCCATAAAATTAATAGCCAGTACCACCCAATTTCGATTGTTTGATAATGTAGCCCCTAGCGTTATTGGGACAGTAAATTTTGATATGACACAAGGGGTTGACATTTACATAGCTATATCCAACGGTAAAGTGAGCACATATTACCGAGGATTGGACAATGGAGAACTGAGAAAATATTTGGAGGGTCCGAGCTCCCAAACATTATCAAATGGTGGGGGCTCTTCGGCTGGATATGTTATACAATGGGGACATTTGAATTATTCGAGCTCCACAACAATGACATCACAATGGAAAGGGGTTCATGTTTCAACATTGGGGGGAACTGGGGTTCAGTTTTCTGATGGTTTTGAAAATCCAGAAAATTTAAACGCTCGGCTGTATCCCCCCATTGGTAGATATGCTTATATACATGATGGTGTTAGAATATCTTCGACAAATGGCCCCACCTATGAGGGTGACAAATGGAATATTGAAACAGCATACAGCTATCCAGTTGAAAATATTTATCATTCTATCGCCCCTACTCCTCGGGTTGGGTGGCGTTCTCAATCTGTTTTGAGTGGTTTAGTACCCGCTCAAGAGATAGCATTTAAATTTGATGATGATTTGACCAATTCCAACAATGATAATTTCCCCAATGATTTGATGGGCATACATATAAATGGAGTCAATTGGACTCTTGGAGACATTTATTATTATGATGGGGGATGGGTTAGTTTGGGGTCTATTGTTAATTATATACGTTCATTTTGCACTGTAAACGGTCGAACAGTAATTGGAAATACTGGAATAGATGAACCATATCTAACATTTAATGAGTGTTCTGGATGGACCTGTTATTTGTTGGATGGGGCTACTAAACATTTTCGCAAAATAATATCCAATACCGAAGGGATTTTTGGTGGAACATCTGTTGGAACAAAACAGGCTGTTTTAACGCTGGATGAGTATCCCCCCCAAACATGCAATGTGATTTATTTAATACCACCTATATTGACATTGGTAATGAATATGAATGGGAAAAAAGCCCAAGGGTTTAAAATCTCGATTGACTCCCAACAGACGTATGACAATGATATTAGAATTGGTGAAATTGTTATTGGTCCTGTCGTTGTTCCAGGTCGTCAATATTCCCGTGGAAGAACCATATCAATTGAGAGTGGAACGGAAACAGTGGAAACTCAAGATGGGATTAGATATTCACGGGAAATCAAACCCCCCACAAGAGTGTTCCGAATAGCCTGGACAGATGGGATTGACATTTCCAGTCTCCAAGGAGATTCCCCAAATCCGGACTATTGGATGTCCTCCAATCAAACAGGAGCCCAACCCATAGCCATTGAAAACGACGTCCCAGATTTGATGCTCAATATGGTTCGATATCTGAAAGGGAGCGTTCATCCAATCGTATATATCCCAAACATATCAAAGTCCACAAGTGGAAGCGGTGATTTCAGATTATTAAATCGTTCCACAGAACAGGCATTGGTGACATTGGAATCAGACATTGAAATTTCCCATGTCGTTGGGGATGAACTTCAATCCAACAATGTGGGGGAAGTTTTTAGGGTAGCATCTATAAACCTTAGAGAAATAACATGAAAACATTATCAGCTCAAGAATGGATGCAAACTACCATAATATGGTTTTTGGAACTGGAATATGATGGGGATACATTTCGCTTTTCATCGGAATCCATGGATTTATCCGATAATGATGGATTCTCTTATCAATACATTGGAGGATTGGAGGATGTATCTATCACCCAAAGCATCGGTGTATTGGGGATTGTTTCAACTCAGGACGAATCCATTTCATTGGCTGTAACATTTCCCAATCGAAACATAAGCAAAGAACTGTACAATGGGAAGGTTCTGTCAGGCAACAATGCCCAAATCGGGTTTGTTTTGGTTCGTGATGGGGCCATTGTACAAAGCTTTGAGGAAAGACAAATTGTTTATTCTGGAATCCTGGTTGAACCTGTTTATGGGTATCCTGATAATCCATTGGGATATGTGGAATTCTCAATTGAAAATCCATCCAATATAACAGAACAGCCCCTGTTAAGGGTTTTATTGGGGGAAAATTTATATATTGAAGATGTTTCTATGTCCCCCAATCCACAAATTGGACAAACAACCCCCTTTCCAAATACCAATAACATTGTGAATGTTTCCGATATCCATAGAGGAAAAACAATTCCATTTGTTTTTGGGGAACTTGATAATGTTTTGAGAGAAAACAATTCTAGTGCTGATATTCCAATATCACCCGCGTATGTGATTAGTTATGAACCAACAGGAACAAAACCATGTTTCTATGTTATTGCAGGTCATTTAACTAATGCTGTTAGTGTTCGAGCATTTAATAATTTGGGGGATGTTGTTAATGTGAATTCGGTGTCCTCTTTTGTAAACATTGACAATAGGGTTTTTAGCTATATTGAAATCAGCGGAGATGTACATTCATGGTCCAATTCGGTGTCACAAAACAATGATAGACAGGTTTGGGTTCAATGGAACAACGGAGCTCCACATCCAAATCCATTTGAAAATGGAGATTTAAAAGGCGGTGGAGATATAACTCTATTTATGCTACAACAAATCACCAATAAAATAGATTATCAAGCTTGGGGTGCTATTCGTTCTATTTTGAACGAATATACCTTTGGGGGTTACATAAATGACGACAAAATAACCATTTTTCAATGGTTGCAAAAAAATATAATTGCGTACCTTCCAATCTCAATTGTGAATGGTCCCAAGGGATTGAAACCAGTTTTAGACCTATATTTAGAAGGTGGAAACATAACTCCGAGACTGACAATAGAAGCGGGTTTGGAATGGTTCCGAAATGGACCGATTATAACCCAATCCACTAGTGACGACATCATTAACCAAGTTATGGTGCGTTATGCCATAAATGGAGTAACAAACACCCCAACAGCGCGGATTAGCATATCCAATTCCAAGTCCCCCACTCCTATGTTGGGATTTGGGCTCAATCCATTGTGTGAGATATCCAAATCTATATTTGGAACAAAGAGACGAGTTATTGATTTGGAATATTGCTACGATTGGAAAACAGCTACAAAAATAGCCAACAATATTATTACGACCAATGCCATGCCCACCAAAACAATTCAATATAGTGTACCGTTGAAATATGGGTATTTGGAGATTGGGGATATAATCGAATTATCAGATGTAGACCTGGGATTCTCGGGTTTAAAAGTCCAGCTATTATCAAAACAATACAATGAGAATAGATGGGTAATGGATTTTAAAATGGATTCTAACCCATTACGTAGGAACAAAACCGATGTATAGACCCAAAATATTGGATAATGTAGAATCCCATGGATTCAAAGTTTTTAAGGACGGAGATTATGATTTAAATATTATTGCTGTCCGAAACATGGAGAACAATCCAAATGTATTTGATGACAAAATGCATGTTTGTTTTCTGAAAAATGGACAATGGCAAGAGCGGATTTATCAAGTAACGACAGACCCAGGTCGTTTCTATTTGGAAGACCCCAGCTATAGAGATGGACAGGGGGTTGCTGTTATCTATCATCCCCAACAGGCTCGTGGAGCATACAAGATTGGTTTACATGGGGGGAAATATCAATGCCTTCGACAGTGTCAACCCATCAAATTTTGGAGGGACCAAGATTTTGATAATACAGCCGACTACACTGGGGATGTACACAAAGATTTGATATTTGTGAATATCCATAGAGCATCCATTAAGGGTTCCACCAAAGTGGAAAGATATTCGGCGGGTTGCATTGTCTTTTCAGACCCAAAACAGTACGATGATTTTATGGAATTGGCCCACAAACAGATTGAATCATTGGGATATCGTACATTTACATTAACGATTATTGCTGTGTGATTTATGGAATTGTCTCCCCTATTTGAACAGGTTCTATCTCATTCCCCTTTCATTGCATTTTTGCTCTATCAGTATTGGCAACAGAGAAAGGACATGAAAGATATGCAAGATAGATACGAAGCTTTAAGAAAAGAATCCAAAGAAGAGGAAGAAAAACTTAGGGTACGATATCAAAAAGTTATTAAAGATTATTCTAAGGATAGACAAAACTTAGTTGATTCATTGGAAAAACGTATATTAAGTTTGGAAAAATCCATTAGAAAAATATTTTCTATTTTAGAAGAACTGAAAATGTTAAAAACAACAGTGAAAGAGCTCGAGATTGAAAAAAGAGTTCGTGAGTTGCAATAATGGCTAAAATTCGAAAAGTACCCAAAAAATATACATCGGGATTGAAAAAAGGGACTGCAACAAAAAGAAAAGCTGAAATAAGAAAAAGAAGTACTGGAAAAGTTCGTGGGGCATCCAAATACAAACCCCTTCCAGGCGATAAGACAGCCAAAACCAAACCAAGCAAATATACCAAATCCGCGGGTTCATTGAGGACAGCAGTTTCCCAATCCTCTAAAGAAGTTCGTTCCGATTCAACAAAGACAAAATTTATCCGTGGAGCTGCCAAAGCAACAGGGGTTCCCACGGGAATCATTCGTCAAGTGTATGAAAGAGGGGAGGCAGCTTGGGCTGTGGGGCATAGACCTGGTGCTACCCAAGCAGCATGGGCCAAAGCTCGGGTTTATTCGTTTTTACAAAAAGGAAAAACAGCCAAAATGGGAGACAAAGAACTATACACCAAAGCGAAGAAACAACAAAAAGGGACTAAATTTAGGTTGAAATAGATTCCAATTCGTTTTTCAATGCTATAATAAAAAAACCCACCATTGTGGTGGGTGGCAGGATTGACCCCAAATATATGTGTTTATATTTGGGGTCTTTTAATATTTACAAATTTTTTTTATTGTTTTCAAATTTTCCGAATATTCACCCAATCCCAATTTTTCCATAGCCCTGGCAATTTCAATTTTTCCATGTATTCGTGGTTCATTTCTACGCTGCCAGCAGGACGCTGTATTATAATTGCTGTCAGATATTTCACAAAAACGTTTTAGCGTTAGATTGTTTTCCAGTAGCATATTTTTAAACCACAAATTAAAATTTGTTTTTATTTCGTTGGGCTGTCTGGTTTTTTTTTCTGGGATTGGTGGAGATTTGGGCAATATTGATTTGTTGAATCGTCTTCGCATGTTCTATTTGGTCCTTTTTAATATATTTTATTGCATCCAATAATATGGATTCGAATCCATCCCGCCTATATTCGGAGATGAATTCCACTATCAAAACAAATTTCATTATTTGGGGATGGGCCCTACCATTGGCATAGCTATCAATACATTGGGGAGATACGCCCAAGTGATGGGCCATAGATGCCCATTGGAATCGGTATAATCTCTTATGCTTACAAAGCCACGAGCTAAAGTTTGGGGCCCTACAATTCATCGTTTTAGACCCAAGAATCGAGATAGAAAATACTTTGTTTTCCAAGCCCAACGACGTGGGGCATAACAAAACAAATCATGGAGGCGCTGGACATCCCGCGCGTCGTCCAAAGCATTGTGTTTTGCTCTGATTTCCCATCCCAAGAATCCGCGAATGGAATCCAAAGAAATCGAATCCAATCCCATGGGAACCAAAAACATGTGGGCCAATGTCATGGAGTCCAAACATCGTCTATCTATTCCAATGGGGATTTTATGTTCTTCGAATAACATCTCTATGAATTCCATATCAAAATTTACATTATGGCCAACAATGATACATCCTTCTAAAATGTTAGCCAAATCAACAGCTAGTTTTTTTTGATTTATAGCTGTTTTCCATTGTTTTGGGTTGTATCCATTGATTTTTAATGCTGTTTCATGGGCTCTTTCTATATGTTCAGGTTGTACATAAACATGATATATGCTTGACCCTTTTAAAACACAAGCTTCTATTATTTCATGATGTCCTGCTAACAATCCTGTAGTTTCCAAATCGATGAATGCTTTGGGTCTTTTATTGAGCTTCATCTGTTTTCTCCCAATCGATATCCTTAGTCGAGTAATAATATACACTATAGGAGATAATACCCAGAAATGTAGCACCCAATTTGATGAATGGGCTCAAAATGTCAAATACTGCTATGATGTTGTGTTCCATTGGTGGTTCCATGGTTTAAAGGTTGGATGACTTGACAAAATAACAAGTCCCATTTATTATATGGGTTGACGCGTCTAGTGTCAATAACAAATCAAACATAGAGGAACCATGAAAAAACCCTTTCATTTATGGCTTAGAGATAAAATAGCCCATCAGGGATTGACCCAAAGAGAGTTTTCCAAATTGGTGGATATCGATGAATCCAATGTATCCAACTATATTTTGGGAAAACGTATTCCCAACACAAGAACATTGATTCGTATTATTTTGGTACTTCATGACGATGGACCCAAGAATCAATTGGTGGAACTTCTCTGGGAGGCATTAACAAGCATTGAAAACATAGAGGTTTACAATGTTGTTGAGTGAATTTCTAAAACTCCATGGAGATATTAAGCTAAAAAAAGCATGCCATATAAAATGTTCATTATGGAATGATATGGTCGCAAATTTGCGTCCCCCAACGAGAACCACAGCTCTAAATATATGTAATTATTTGGGGGGAGATTCGAAGGAAAAAATAGCAAAATATCAAAATATGCTGTTTGATTCTATTTTGGAAATCCAAAGACCGGTCCAAACATTAAAAATGGTTTTACACATTGAACCTGTTGCAGCTCCACGCCCAAGGTTCACCAAATTTGGGAGACCATATAACCCCAAGAGTTATACGGATTGGAAAAAGCGTTTTTCTGATTTGGTGGGAGATATTGGAACGATAACGGATGGATGTACGATTTCAGCTCGGTATTATTTCCAATCAACCAGTACGAGTTCTTTGGGATATCATACCAAAAAGAAGGACATAGACAACATAGACAAAGCTATTTTGGATGCCTTACAAATGAACGGTTTATTGGAGGATGACAAAACAGTTTATAGGATGGATTCTACAAAATATTATGGATTCACCAATAAAATAGAATTGGAAATTAAACATAATGGTTTTTGGACCAATTAAAAATGGGGGCCCAACCACGAACCCCCACAAAACAAACAACTTTCACATAGGAAAAAAAGTATGTATAGCATAACAGCTTTACGCCAAATTAAAAACACCAAAAACCCTATATTCCTAGAATATGGATTTGAACAACTCGCAAAATTTCTAACCCTTCCACGAGCTGGTTTTAAAACATCCAAACATAGCACTATCCCTGCTTGGAGTCCTGCAAAGTTCAACGGGATGGGCCTTAAAAGTGAACATGTTTTATCAGTCTCTTGTATGGTTTATGATATAGATGATGGATTGGAATTTGATACCCATGAACGCTTCCACCCGTTCCAATACATAGCCTATACCAGCCCATCCCATAGCTTTGAACACCACAAATGGAGATTGGTCCTTCCACTTGATGAACCCATCCCCATGAAATATTGGGGATTGGTTTGGGAGGACATGAAAAACTATTTTGAGATAAAAACAAACACCCTATTGAATGGGGGAAAAATTGATACAACTTGCAAAGACCCAAGGCGTTTTTATTTTCTGGGAAAAGAGGGGAGACATTTTGAATCCCATGTCAATGAAAAGGGATATAATTTTTGGGTCAATTTACCTGAAATTATAGAACGGAAAAAACAACGAGACGAAGCCCAAAGAAGAGCTTTAGAAATACAAAAACAAAAACTTCGGGATGCAATGAAAAGACCCCAACGAAACAGGGATACATATAATGAATTGAGAATGCAATTAAACACAAATCCACAATATAGAAAACTATTATTGGAACGTATTGGGGGGAAAATAACAGGTGGAGCGAATCCACGCGCTATTGGGTGGGAATGTCCATCCTGTAAAAGGTCCGATTGCACGTTTTTTTATGTCAATCCTTTGGGAAATAAATTGGGGGCATTTTGCAACCATAGAAATAGCTGTGGATTTACTAGTGGGTTATTCGAGCTGGGACGACTAAAGGGGGTGTTCTAATGGGTGTAGAGGATACATTTGATGCTATGGTGATGGAGCTCAGCAAAGACTATGTAAGTCCCCAAGCATTAGATTTGAAAATGAAAAAGATAAAAGTCCAGGACAAGGAGGGAAACCAACGAATTGAGGATGGAAACCCTTATAGTACGCGGTCCAACATTTCCAAGATATTGGAGAACCATCCTAAGTTTCAATCTCTGTTTTGGGATGACTTTTCAATGAAGATATATTGGAATGATAAAGCCTTTGCGGACCACGATTTAACGCGGATTGTTATTTGGATTGAGAATACATATCATTTCATTACATCCGAGGATGTATTGAAAAAGGTTGTTTTATTGGTGGCTCGGAATAGAGCTAAAAATCTATTGGCTGAATATTTGGATTCTCATATCACCGAAGAAACCGAGGATACCCTGGGATGGGATGGAACCCAACGATTAAAGGACATTTTCACAAAATATTTTGGAGTAGAATCCATCTATTTTAATGATGATGGAGTCCAAAAAGATTTGGTGGAAATATATGGGGTGAAATATTTTGTGGGGGCCATAAAGCGCGCTTTGTTCGCTACATTGGAAAGTCCAATAAAGCAGGACGTGGTTCTTATCCTCATGGGGGCCCAAGGGATTCGTAAATCGAGCGCGTTGGAAGCATTGGCATTAAAAAATTGTTGGTTTTCAGATGAAGAACTGGACTTGACTTCCAAGGATGCCAAATATGCCATCCAAGGAAAACTGCTATATGAACTAGCAGAATGGAGTGGAAGAGGGAAAAATATCCAACGGGAGAAAGCTTTCTTTTCCAGCAAAACCGACCGATACAGACCTGTTCATGGGACCTTTCAAATTGAAGTTCCCAGGCGTTGCAATTTTGCAGTAACAGCCAATAGAAAGTCTTTGCTGAATGATTCAACAGGTTCCCGTCGATATTGGGCCTTGGTTTGTGGACAGGTGATTCATGAGGGTGGATGGGATGGGAAAAAACTCCCAGTTGCAGAGCTGGAAAAAATTGCTGTCCAAATTTGGTTGGAAGCGCGATATTTGGCATCCCAAGATGTTCAATATTGGCTAACGGATAAGGAAGACGAACAACGAGCAGATACCAATACTGAATTTGCCTCTTCACATCCATGGATATACAAGGTTCGTAAAATTGTTCTTTCTCGTGATGAAGTGACAATCGATTTCATTATGGATGCCCTGGCTCTTCGGATGTCGGAACGAAACCCCAAATCAAAAACTATTATTGAAATGTGTTTAAAGGAGATTGGTTATAGTAAAAAAAGGAGGGGTTCCCGAAACAATAGATATATAGCGTGGGTTAAATGAGTAACGATACAGACATGATTCTTTCCATGGTTATGGACATGATGAACGACCCGAAGATAGACAGGGGAAAATTGGTAAGAGCTTGTTTATTTGGGGCATGTACCATTGCAATTGCTCACAATGTACCCAAAGAAAGATTGAGTGAAATAATGGATATAATATACAAAAGAATCAAAATAACGACAGGATTGGAATCCATTTTTCCACCCGCGGATTCATAATGTCCAATAGATTTAAACGTATGTGTGAACAGTCCCTGATTAGCGAAATGCTAGTCAGGGATTTTTTAGATTTAAAATTTCCTTTTCAGTTTCACATTACCCCACATAATGAACAATTGGCTTTTTCCTCTAGTGGAATACATGTTGCTGACATCCAATGTGTAGAAAAGCCCAATGTAGCCTTTGAAGTAAAAGAAGATATTATGAGTTCCAAAACTGGAAATTTGGCCTTTGAAATTTTGGGATTACATCGTCTTAGACTGTGGGGATTGGAAGCGGGGATTCAACATATATATTTATTGTACATTAATCATATCGATTTTTGTTTGGATGTGTTCGAGCTCGGGATGTATGAAGCCAAGTTGGAACTAGAATTGGAAAATTTACAAATTAAAAATGCTAAATGTAGATTGGTTAATGGGGGCGACCAATACGAACCCATGTATATTGTTCCCTTAGAAATTGCTAGAAGCTTGAATTGCTGTCGTTCATCTGAGTTTTTCACAGACGTGGATATGTTCCTATTCTCTAAAAGTGCCAAAATAAGACTACAAAGATAGCGTGACACCATATCTTCAGGTTTAAAGTACAATATCGAGGCGGTGTCACACCGTGTCACACCTATAGTGACACCAAATCACTAGGATTAAGCTACAATATCGAGCAGGTGTCACGAATTTCTCTATTTTTCTATTTTTTCTTAGAAAGAATATTTTACATATAGAAAAAAGTAAAAAAACAAAAAATTTGTGACACATCGTTGAAAACAGACGAATAACCTAGGGAATTGGTGTCACGCGTCCCGTGACACGCTGTGACACGTCAATGATATTCTAGTACAAACCTATGGAATTGGTGTCACACCCCAAAACAGGCCACGAATCAAAACAATTTTAGCTGTCTTTGATGGTTTTTGAGTCGTTTGGATGCCGCCTCAAAATATTCTTTGTCAATCTCAAACCCATCGAGATGGAATCCCATATCATGACAAGCCAGAGCAATGGACCCACTGCCCAAATGAGTATCAAGGATTCTATCTCCAGTTTTGGCATATCTATTAAGCAAAATTGAATATAGGGAGATGGGTTTTTGACATGGGTGAATAATCGGTTCTTTCCGGTTTATGTTTTGCCAAATCAAATCTATGTATTCAACTTTTTGATGCTTTGATGTGTATGCAATCTCACATTTTGACATATTGGGGGCCCGAACATGTTTATACCAAACAATCATCCCACCCACTAGATTGGGATAATAATTTGCTCCCCAAATGATTTGGTGTTTTGATACTCTCCCCAGCTCCGTGAAATATTCAATTGATGGAATGGAATTATTCCATTTTTGCGTTTTCAATCTCTTTTTCCGTCGTTCCTCTTTTGGTTCGGTACTACTATGGGCCCAATCTTCTATTCCATAAGGAGGGTCACAGATAGCCAAATCCCAATGGTTATCTGGTGCGTTGGACATGGCTTCCATGCAGTCCATATTGTATAAGTTAATCATGTGGTTCCTAGAATAGTTTTAATTGTCTTTGGTGGTTCTTGAGTCGTTTGGATGCCGCCTCAAAATATTCTTTGTCAATCTCAAACCCATCGAGATGGAATCCCATATCATGACAAGCCAGAGCAATGGACCCACTGCCCAAATGAGTATCAAGGATTCTATCTCCAGTTTTGGCGTATCTACTGAGAATCCATGTATACAAAGACACGGGTTTTTGGGTTGGGTGAATCCTGCCTCCAGAATCACTTCGTTTTGTAAACTGTTTGAGATTGGTATCAAAGGAAGTGAATGCCAGTTCCCCATCGGCATAGTTCCCTCCCATTTTCTTTTCCCAATATATCCATCCCCTAGAAGGTGGTAGCATATCAGAAAAATAATTGGCTCCCCAAATGATTTGGTTCTTAGATACTCTAAAGAGCTCCAAGAAATATTCTTTGTTGGGTTTGGTGCTGTCCCATTGTTTTGGAGTGTACAAGTCAGACTTTTTGCCTCCACGGGTTATTCCTGCTCCAATGCCCATCCCTATTCCATAAGGAGGGTCACAGATAGCCAAATCCCAATGGTTATCTGGTGCGTTGGACATGGCTTCCATACAGTCCATATTGTATAATTTAATCATGTGGTTCCCATGGTATAGATTATTTTTTAGCCTGTTCTCGTTCGATTCTTCGTAGTGTACGTTTGGCCCAAGCGCGTCCTTCATTTCCACCCCAAGCCAAAAATGCTTGGTATGCTTTGGATGTTCTATCGGTTCGGTTTCGTCGTTCCATAACACTGGCATCATGTCGAGCAAACCACGCGACCATGGTTTTCATTAGGTCCACGGAAATGGGGTTCCCACTCATCAAAGCCCTAGCGGTTCTTACACCTTGGGATGGTTTCCCATCCGCGCCCACCATGGCTTTTCTTGACTTGGGCATCCCTGCTCTTATATCCAATCCTTTGGCGGCATTGGCTCTAACTTTAACGGGTGGAATTCGTGATATTGGCATTCCTTTACACTCCTATTAAATTAAACTATTATATAGTTGATAACTCCAAGGGTAGCATGCCAAAACAAAATATATATATTGGAACAAAAAGTGGCAATGAAAGAATAGCCAAAGCCATTCCAAGACTTATGAAACGTGAAGGATTCGCAAAGGACCAGGCTACAGCTGTAGCGATTCGATTGGAATCCATTGGGAGATTGGGCGACATGGGAGGAGTTCGAAAAGAACCCATAAATCCTTCCCAAATTGCAGCATTGGCTATGGCTAAGAATAGACAGCCCAAGAAGACCAAACAGAAAACAATAACCAGTGTGAAAGCGGCGACAACAAGAGAGTATAAGCGGAAAATGTCTCGAACAAGAACCACCAAACCAAAGAAATAGTGAATAGGGTGTCAGATTTTAGACCCCCCCCTACTAGCTTCGAC